CTAGCGTTAAACGCGAAAGCTTTACCTTGTGCCTGTGCTTGTTGAGCTCTAGCTCCCTCCGATATTTGTATACCTTGAATTCTCTGTTTTTCAGCCATACGCTGTGATTGCAAAGTAGCTTCACCCTGAGCTTTTAACTTTTCATTTTGTGCCTCTTGCTGTTCAATATTTGCTGCTACACCTTGTTTAGATTTTAATGCTGCTTGCGCTAGCGCTGTTGCACCTCCAGCTGAAGCCCCTGTTGCCCTCAATGTATCTAACGTATTAGCTAACGCAATATCAGATTGCTCTATTTGTATTTCAGCTGCTTTTGTAGCTACACCTAAATTAGCAAATGGATTACTTAATTCACCAGATAAATCTTTAGCCATATCCGCTAAACTTGTTACACCTGCATATGGATTTATAACAGCCTGCCTACTAGCTTCTAACTTATTAAGCTCTCTCTGCTTTGCTCTTGCAGCTCTTTCTGCAGCTCTTCTTCTTTTTTTAGCACCACTGCTGCCTAGAAATCCTCCAAGCAAACTAGCGCCAACACCGACAAGTATTCCAGACATATTATTTGTTTTTTTCTAAATGTTCTTCAATTGTAAATGAATACAATTGTTTTTCTAATATACTTAAATTTTTTTCATTGCTTGGGTTTTTATGTATATTAATAAATACACAATCCTCTAAACAATATATAATTCTTTTAGCACCTTTAGCAGAGTGCTCATAACACGGCGCAATATGCTCTATAATTTCACCGTTTGTATTAACTAATATTTTACCAGTCATGAGAAACCAAAAATGGTCAGTTTCATGTATTGCACTAATAACAACACTACCGGCTTTCATTTTCATTTTACGCATGTAAAGTTGATCTTCAAAATCATGCTCAATTGGAAATTCTTCATTATTAACTAATGACTTCCCATCTCCATACACGCCTTCTTTATCATTATGCGTTATTAGCTGATTTTCTAAAACAGCCAAATCTTGCATAAACTTGCTTAATTCCATTTAATTTAATATGATGATTGCACATATTCTGTTGATACCGCAAATAGCTCCTTATCTTCTGATGAGGACGGTGTTGAAAGCGTTACTTCTGCAACAAACCCTTTTAATCCACTAATTTGATCACCGAACACGACCTCACCAGCTTTCGCAGGCTGCGCGTTTAGTATATTTGCAAAATATTTATTTTCTTTTTTAATAAAAATATTTGATGCAATAAAATTATTTTGCATTCCCTGTAGTGATGTTGAAAATTGATAAGGTCTAATCCCAAGCAGCTTTTCTGTAGTATCACTATCTGTTGTTATTTGAGCTTCCCAACTAGAGCTGCCCTCATAGTTTACCGTTTTAAATGTTTTAGACATTGAAACATTAGGATTAAACACAAATTTAACAGAAGCTGGATTTTGAACTCCATAAAATTCACCTCTATTGCCAAGTTCATCATAATGTTTGTAAACTTGCCCGTTTTTAAACGAATAAAACGCATTGCCTAAGCTAGCTATAAAATCCGGTGCATACGTATAAAAACTTGTCCAACCCTTAACGCTTTCGTCAAAAGAAAGAGTTTTATATGGATCAGAAGGCGTTTCTCTAAATGTTCCTTGAGGCTGAATAGATAATTCGTATTTTTTTGTATGAATGTCATATCCGCCTATAACTCTTCCTGTAATCCTGTTTGTAGTTGAGTCTACAGCTCCATTTAAGCTAGCTAATTCGTCTCTAAAGAAATCAGTCATACCATAACGAGATATTTCTTCAATACCATCTCTGGATAGCCTTAAAACAGCATTTCGTTTTCTATCAGCAAAGTACTTTCTATAGCCATATACCGCAAAACTTTCAGGCTCTGTTGATATTCCAAATTCTCCGGCGTAAGGCACAATTTGGCCAATAACTAAATTTGATGTAGTTACAGTCCCTCCGCCTTCAGCTGAGTATATTGCATCTTTATCAATAAGAGCCCTACTTACCTTATCTTCTTGGAATATAATAAGGTTACTATCTTCAGCATACAGCTTTTGTATTGAGTTATACGCAGGGTCTACTGCCTTTGTAATGTTATCAGCTACTGAAAATTGGTTTGTATTATTTACACCTGTTCTAGAGTTATAAATGCCTGAATAAATCATTGCATTTACTCTAGTTTCTCCTTGCTTGACCTCATCAACAGCATATGCTTTTACGCCAAAATCCACTGTTGTATTATTATACCCACCGCGTATACGAGATTCTTCAATATACCAATCATCAGCTACATTACCTGTATACGCCTTAGGTATATTAGTAAAATCATCTATAGGGCCAAGTTCAAAGCTAGTTACATTTGTTATGACAGGGGTTGGCTCAGGGTCTACAACAAATTCTGTACCACTTACTCTTTCGACTATGTGCCCTACGTATCTATCATTAGTGCCATATTCTATAACTACTTTTTGCCCCACATTCATTTGCGTAGCATTAAGCGAACTGCTAATTGTTATAGTTGTACCGCTTTGTGAACTAAAAGTTGGGCTTGAATTTACTACATCAGTTATAGTTTTTATCTTCTTTAACCAAAAAGAGTTATAATATTTTAGTTCTATTGTAGCTGCCATATTATTTAATCACTTATTTTGCATTATAATTACATTTAATTATAGTATTTAAGATTGCCAGTGCCGGTTTGTCTTGGGTATGGGACGTTTGGCGCAAGAGTATTATTGCTAAACACTTGTAAAGTGGTAACATGCGGATTAGATGATGTTCTTTGTATTTCCCCATTAGATAAAAGAACAGCCGCCGCCCAAATTTCATTGCCAGGACTATTATAATTATAAAAATATCGATCTCCAGTTGACGGAAATGTATTATTTAATTCTATAACGTAATATCTATTAGCAACCGGAGGTATATATACTGTTGATAAATCACTATTTGTCCAAAATTTTGTATTATATTCTGCCAATGGTTGATCCGAATAAACCGTAGTAAAAGTTCCTATACTGGAATTACTAGTAGGTATTGATGCCCAGCCGGCTCCATTATTATCATAAAGTCTATATTGATATATCTCTTGGTCGCCAGAGTTGAAAGAGCCTGTGTAATGTAAATCTCTTAGCGCACCCTGAAAACTAGCAATCCCATATGAATTGAATGTTGCGTCGGCCGTTAATCTTACTACCCAAGCATATTCACCCGGAGTGTTTTGCGCATAAAATATATTTGACCAATACGTGGGCGTACTAGATGAGGTGTTTGTAACAAATGTAGATGGACCGCTGCTAAAATCTCTATTGTTTATATCTTCAAGATTTCCCCAAGCGCTGCTGTTATTAGCCCTATAATATGGCGTTACTTCTAATGTACAACCATAAGGGGTAGAAGATGGAGCAGATGAGCCTCCGGCAAAAGTAAATGCATTCTCAAGCCCAAACTGTATAGCCCCTGTTGTTAATGCCTGTGTACCAAATCTTTTTATAAATGTTGCTGTTATGTTTGGATCTCCCGGTAATTGACTTTCTGTAAGGCTATTTGCCGATACATAGTATAGGTATTCTCTTGTATTGGGTGGTGGTGGAATAATAGATGGATGAGTGCTGCCGTAAGATCCTTCAAACGGGCCAGTTGGCCCTCGGTAACCTAAAGCTACATTTGTAGGCGTAAATCCTTTTATAATTGTATATGTTTGAGTAACTGATCCTCCAGCAGCAATCCCACTTGCATCTTTTAAAGTAACGTCTACTTCATATGTGCTAAAGCCCGCTGAAACACCTGCCGAACTAGGTGATAAAACACCTGTGGTTGAATTTATTGTAAATAGGTTAGCATCAGTTCCGCTTATAGACCACACTAATCCATCTTGATTTATGCTAGAACCAGCGCTTCCATTTAAAGCGTTGTTTTGCGTTAAAAAGTTTCTAATTGAAAAACTTGTAGTTGAGTCTTCAAAGAAATAATAATATGTTTGAGAAGGCTGCGGATCAAAAGTCGGGTCTGTATTAGAAAGCGTTAATGTTTCTGAAAGCTGCACACTTCCCCACGCAGAATTAGGATTTGTATCTGTTATAGTAAATGTAAAAGTAAATATATCTCTAACTGGGCTTTGTTGTACAAAAACAAGTTCTTGTTCTAATTGAATGTAGTATTCATTATTACCGGAGTCGTACTGTAAAGAAAAATTACTAGAAGAATCAATATTATTTGCATTAACAACACTGTCTAAATTAATAGTATATCCGCTAATATCAACGCCGTCACTATCCACAGGAACAAAGCCTTGACTTACTGATGAATTTACTGCTAAATTTTCATTTAAAATATCATTCCAACCATCTAAGCCAACTGGGCCATCAAACCCCGTTAACGCCTCGGCATTTAAATCTGAAATTAAACCTGCATGACTAGTTTCCCAATATATATCTAAATTTGATATAACAGGTTCTGTTTCATAAACGGCTAATTGGAATCTATCCGCGTTTGTAATATCCGCAGCATCAACTCCAAATTGTTTGTTTGTTGTTACACGGGCTAATATAGGGTTAGAGTCATATTGAAAAACAGCAGGGCTTAAATCAGGAGTGGGGGTTGTTAAATCCCCTACTAAATCCTCCGTATTACCAACAGCTGTTGAAGTGTCAGCTGTTCTAATTGGAAAATATTGTTTATTGCCATGAGTTGAAGATATAAATGTTGGTTGCACTCTACCAAATAATTCAACGCTACTTCTATATTGTTTTTGATCTGGGCCAACCTCAGCTAAGTCACGAGGAACTTTGTTTATATTATCGTTTATAAGTGTAATATAACTTACTGATGCCGAAGTATCTGTTGAGGCTGTTGCAGTTGGGAAATCGGTGGCTCCAATTGCGCTAGGTAGATATACATTGTAATATTCTTGCTCTGTTTGTTTTATAACAATTTTATATGAATACCATCCGTTTACATCTATAGTATAAGCAAATTTTGTATCTGGCGTACTTCCAGAAAGCTGTGTATTTTTTAAATATATATCGTTCACTCTGCCATCTGTGGTAATTGTATACGTAATAGCAACTGGGCTATCTACAAAAGATTGATCGGTTACTTTAACATAGTCTACATATTCACCTCTCATATAATCCCCTATGTTAGGAACATCGGCATCTTGCGTATTGCCTAAAATATTAAATACGTATGTTGTATCTGTAATTGAAACAGTTGCATTTGGATCTACATCAAATCCATTTCCTATTGCCGTTGCATAAAGCGGATCTTGTGGGGATGAAGTTGTTATAGGGCTTAATAAATTTAATATTAAAGAATTGCCATACCAATTTCTTAAATCTGAATAGTAGTTTGTGTCAGGCACACCCGAGCCAACTGGGTCATCTGGTATATATGGCGCAAATATAGTTGAGCCTTTGTCATCACTTGTTTCGGAAACGGGTGATAAAATTACATCGGACTGTCTTCCATATTTATCGGAAAGAACAAATCCTACCTGATAATTTCTATTTTGTTTTATAGTATGATTTGGGTATTCTACAAAATTAGTAGCATTTCCTTGTGATACTTTTTCCTGCACATTAACCGTGTAGTTTATGGTATTTGGCGGGGTTAATTTTGTTTTAAAATTTCCATATACAATTCTATTGCTAACAATTTCTTGTGTATTAGCTACTACAGGTACTTTATCATATACGCGCACTGTTTGTGCTTCAGGCAATGTACGAATAGGTTTTCTTGACTGGTAGTTATATACATAATAATTGTCTGTGCCGCTTGGTGTAATTGTATCAATTACTTTTACCGCTACTTGATCAGATTCTTTATAAAGAATATCAATTTCTTTAATTTTATAACTATTAAAAATATTATTTGCTTTATCTGGGAGTGGTATAATTAAATCAATATTATTTATACCGTTTTCAAACCAGCTCAATATCGTACTACTTACAGCTTCATTTTCTTGTCCATTTATAAAATATCCATCTTGCTTAGGAATAAAAGCTATTTGCGTAAATGGAGCAAATATAGAATATTCATTATCATCAAATTTAAACCTATATGAAAATCTTACGAACTTATCTTCTAAATAACTGGGATCACCGGGCCAAGCTGCATTACCAGACTCGTCTGTCATGGAACTTGAAAGAAAATACATAATATCACCTTGTAAAATTGTAGCACTATCAGACAACGTGATGGTTGTCGTTGGGGATGTTGTGCTAACACTTTCAACCGTAATAAAATCACTAGCGGTAATTACAGATGTAGATCCGCTTTTTGATAATACAATCATTCCCGGAACGATACTAGTGTTTTCTGCTATTTCAAAAGTTGTTCCCGGTGAGGTAGGCGAGTTTGTTATAGCCTCTATTTCCTGCTTTACAAGCGATATAGGTTGATATGGATTGTATTTAGCAACACTAATTTGGTGCTCCTCTGTATAATATCCTAAAGAGTGGGTTATATTTATTTTGCGAGGCTGATTATTATTGTCTGTCCAAAATAATAAATCTTCTAAAAGGTTTACGTTTATAATTGGAAAATCAGTACTAAAGTTTAAAAACGCCCCTTCAACTAGAGTTACCCATGGCGATGGATTATTTCCTGTGCTATTTATATCGTGGTAACGAATAGAATGATTATTATTATCATCAGTAAAAAACACATAAATCCTGTTATTAGTAGAGTCCATTAAATACCCTATAATAAAAGAATTAGCAGGGCGAACCAGACTATCAAGTATTTTGTTGCCACGGATATTTTGTAATGTACCAACGTTATCTTCTTCAGATTTACCAACAAGTACATTCTGAGCATCCCTATATTCACCATTAGGCAATAACCTATCATCTAGGTCTTTATTCATTTTTGCCTTTAGGAAAGTATTTTTAGCTTCTGGCATTAGTGTTTAATTATTTTAGATTTATTTCTAAATACCTGTGAAATTTCTTCAAGTTTTATATTTGATAACCGTAATTTAGTGTTACGCATTTTTGCTCGTTTTTCTTTTTTAAGCCTTGCTACAATATATTCTGGTATACTTGGCCTAACAGAAATTATTGCGTAAGCTATATAAGCATAAAAAGCTTCTTCTGCCATTTTAGGCACTTTCATATCTTCTGTGTACGCAAGCCCATCAGATATGTATTCTAAAATTATTATTTTATCAACCAAATTGCTAGAAAATGAAAATAAACCTTCTCTTTCGTTTATAGTAAACCAGCCATTAATTTGTGTTGTTTCAGGGTTTTCACCATAACGTTGGCCATACAATGTTTTGTAAACAGGATCCGTATATACATCAAGATTATCATCATAATTAGGATATACTCCTGTTATTTTTTTAGTGTCTGCTTCTTCCCACCTTTCTTCTGTAATAGAAGTACCTTCTAAATTTTCACCGTTTTGATCTTGTGTTGGAATGCCATCTCCATCCTGAACAGGTATTTCTGTTGGATTACTAGTTAAAGTAGTAGGATATATAACATGCTTAACACCTAATTGATCCACCCAAGACGCTTTAACATAATTAACATAGTCTTGAGGAATTGCTACAGTAAGATTGTTTGGTATTGTTAGCTCCTGTGACTTAATGCTTTTCAGCGTGTCATAGCTAAACTCCTGCATAGCTCTTTTAGCATGGAATATAACATCTGTTCTTTTTACAGAAGGTAAAAGTTTGTTATCGCCAACATAGCTAATTATAAAGTTATTTATTATATCATCTATTGATAAATATCTATAGCTACCATAATCATTACCGGTGTAATATTGTTCGTTAGTTTGGGTTATTAGCCCTCCATTTGGTATTGCCATTTATTAACTTTTTTCGTTTGCTTGTTCTTGTTGTATTTGACTAGCAGCTACCTGTACAACCTGTGGGTCTTTAATAATTACACCCGCATAGAGTAATATTCGCATTATTAATGCTGTTTGCTCTATTGAGTCTAGTTCAAAGTTTACACTTGTATTATAATTATAAACATAAGCCTGAGTTGTTGAGTCAACAGTAAAATCCCATTTGGGTGATATAGGCTTACGAACATATGTTGCAGATATATTACTAGTTATAGAAGTAGGCTTAATAAATATTCTGCCTTTTTCATAAATATAAAGCGGAAATGATGTTGTGGGTTGGGTTAAAGGGCTTATATTTGCTTTCAAAAAATATGATTGGCTCACTTCTTCAGCTTCTACACTATTATTATATATTACTGAACCTAACTTATAAAAGTTATCATCAAAAACTTGAATAACTAAAGATAATCCCGAAGTCGGAATGGCGACTAACTGTATTTTTGTACCGTCTGTAGATATGATATAATCATTTGGAGATATTATTTCAGAACCGTCTAAAAATACTTTTAAAGTTCCGTCTTTTACTTGCTCTGGAGTTGCAGTTAAATCATAAACTTGATTTGTAGTAGTAGTTATAGTTTGGCTTGCTACTAGTGTAGAGTCTAATGGAGGCGTAAAAAACTGTGTGCTAACTCCGCTTGCCGCATTAAATGTTAGTGAAGTAGGCGGCATTTTAAAAAGCTCTAATTTGTGTTCTATATTTTTTATTCTGTTAGCATATTCGCTGTCATTCGGAGTTGTACGTAATTGTTGATTTAGCTCTTCAAAATACGAATTAAATATTTCAAGCTGAACCTGCTGCCCAATTTTATTGAACTCTTCTGGCGTTAAGTAGCCGCGCTGCTCTTTGTTCATTATCAACAAAACAGTTCTGTATACTGTATCTACGTTTATAGCCATATTTTTATTTTAATAAAGAGCGGCAACATAACGCTACCGCTCTATATTAATATCACACGTTATGCAAACTTTTTTTCTATTGATTTGTAAACTTCTACACCTTCATCTGTTTGCAAGAAGGCAGCAAAAGCTGAATATGGGTTTTCGTCAAATGGTACTGTCATAAGCTTTTTACCGTTTGACGCCCAAGATATTGTTCTTTGATCTTGTGAAAGACTAATAATGTTTGCTTCTTTTGCTTTAATTGCAAAGTTGCGAAGCTGTACATTTTCATCATTTGCTAAGTCTAAAAACAAAGCTGGATTTCTTTTAGCAAATAAAAGTAAATCTCTTTTAATTTCTTTTGAACTCATACCTGAAACGCTGCTACCGAGTTCAACGCGAACAATAGCTTCTGCCATGTCAATCTCCATACTGGTTGCAATATTAAGCGCTTCAAGTTCTAGCTCAATTGTTTGAAGTTCATCTTGTGCTTCAACTATTGAATCATGTTCCCTATATCTTTTATTAAGAAAAGGATGATAAATAGATAAAAGCTTTTGTAAAGATTGAAATTCTTTAGGCACATGCAAGTGGCCATCTTTAAACATAATATGCCCAAGCGTTGCTTCACCCTTTTGCTCATCTACAAATACACTGTTCATATTCGTAGCATATCTAATTTCTCGCTGCTCTTTTTTCTCTGGATCAAACCATAATAACGGTCTTTTAGTACTGTGGCGAGATGGTATTGTATAGGTTAATGGTTGTTTTCCAACCAAATAATAATGACGGTCTTTAATTTCCCAATTACTGACCTCTGAGGATTTATTTTTTCCCATGATATGATAAAATTAAATAATTAAAAAAAATATAAACCTGGGGCTGAATTAACAACCCCAGATTTAAGTAACTATATTAGGCTTTTAGCAATACAAAGTTGTTAGCTCCTTGAACACACAACGCTCTTTCTGATAAGAAGTGAATGTTCATTTCGTCAACATCGCTTGTAAACGCTCCTCCTACTGAACCTGTAATCCAAGTTTTAAGTCTTCGATCGTCAGCTTCAGAAGCACGATAACGTACGTGAAGGAATGGACGACGAATATTAGTACCAAGGATTTGGTCGTATACAGTTGAAGTACCAGCTGGAATAAGAACTCCGTCAATAGCATCTACTTCTCCAGAGCTGAAGTTTGAATCAGCACCGCGAGTTGAGGCATCGTTTAAGTATTTCCAGTCAGTCTTATAGAAGTCATAAGAACCTCTGCGGAAGCCAGTGAACCCAAGATTCAAAGCCATTTCTTCAGAGTTTTCAAATAGTCCATAAGCTGTACCTCCATTCGCACCAGCAGAAAGACCTGCAAGCATATCATCAAAAGCTAGATTAGTAGCACGATCCAAGAAAAGCATATTTTCTTCAATAGCACCTTGTCCGTCTAGGTTTTTAAGAATGTTGTCAAAGTCAGTCAACGAAGCTGAAAAAGCGCTGAACACATTTCCACGAGTTTCAATAGCGTAGAAAAGACCGTCAGTACCTTTAGCAGATTGCGAAGCGGCAGAGATACCTCCAGTAGCTTGGCTAGCCGGCTCAGACTCAACCATTGTCATTTCAAGATAATCTTGAAAACGTAGGCGAGTTTCAGACTCAGCTTTCAAATACCATAGGTAACCAGAAGTTCCGTCTTCTGTAGCAACCTCTACCCAACCAATCTGAGCAGTGTCAGATCCATTAATTCCATATTTATCTTTAATGATAATAGGGGAGTTAGAAAATTGAGTAAAAGAAGGCTCAACAGAACCAGACATTCCAGCAGTTCCTTTTGCAAATTCAGAACCATATACAAATACCTTAAGTGCTGTTCCAGAAACTAGTCCAGCAGCCCAAGTGGCTGAATCAAAAGGGTAAGCTTCTACAGTAGATGCAGTTACCGCTTTAACGATAGCTTTTTGCTCAGTTGAAGTAGCAGGATCAAGAACTACAATTAGAGAGTTAACTCGAATAGCGTGCTCCTTACCCCCAGCGATAGATCCATCGGAATCTTCAATAGTAATAGTAGCGTCATTGTTAGCCGCAATTGTACACGCATCATAAGAAACATGCAAGCGGTTTTGCTCACTCCATACAACTTGGTCAGAAGTCATAGGCATCTCAGCGCCTACCATTTGAAGGAAGCCAGAAAGCGTACGGTTTCCGTATCGCTCTACTTCAGCTTCATAAATCTCAGGTAGATACTGCTGAGAGAAGTCATTGCCAGCGCCGCTAGTAAAGTCAATATAACTACCAGTGCTTAGCTGTTTTTGTGCAGTTGGGTTAATATCCCCAAACAAAGGTGATAATGCCATTTGTTTTTAATTTAAAGTTTAACGTTTATTTTTAATTCTAAGTTTTGAAGAATCAGCACCAGTAACAGCTTTGACTTTTAAACCATTAATAAATACATCGCCTGTTTGTGTTTGACGCGGCTCGTCGCTAATGTTTTTAGACTTAGCTGTTAATTCACGAACTGCATCTGCACGCCCCTGCTCATAAAAATGATTTATTACTCTGTCAGGATTGTTAGCTACATATAAAGCTTTATGATATCCGCTTAAATCTGACACTTCACCTTTGTCATTCAAGAACTTCTTGATAAAGTTACTTATATCTGATTGTTGATTTGCAACTGAAGAGTTATCTTTTAACCCGTATCTAAACTTTTTTTCGCCGAGGTTGAAATCAAAACCTTTGAAATCGTCGTTGAAATAAGTTTTTGTACGATTTTGAAAACTTTCAGTTCGCTGCTTTATAGTTTGCTGCTCTTCATTGTATCGATTGAAAAAGTCAACTGCTTTCTGTTGTTCTTGAGTTACGCCGGGTCTCAACTTGATCTCGTCGTAATATTTATCTTTCAGTCCCTCTAAAAAACCTTTGGCTTTTGCAACTTCTTCTTTATACGCAATTTTTTTCTTACGTATATCTTTTTCATCATCTACATCTTCATCCCATGTAAAATCTTCTAAAAGAATACTTACATCTTCAGAATCTAGATGAGGTTTGCTTTGACGGTAATATTCCCGCAAAAGTGTATTGTTATCTACATTAGAATAATCTGCGTTTAATCTTACATAATCTTCTAATGTTCCACCAGTCTCACTCATAAAGTCTACAACTTTTTGAATGTTTTCTGGTAATGGTTCTGCAGTATCTTGTGATTGCTGCACGGCGTCCTCAACTTGCTCTTGCAAGGTTTCAGTTTGCTCTTGAACCTCTTCTTCTGTTACTTCTTGTATTACAGGTGTATCTTCTACCGTTTCTTCGGGCTGCCGTACTTCTTCAACCACTTCTTCGCTACTTTGCGAGTCTCCGGATTCTTCGACAGGAGCATTGCTCTCATCTGTTGTATTGACTTGAACGGCATCTTCTTGTTCTTTTTTTTCGGTAAGATCTACCTTAATGGTATCACCTGTTTCTTTCGTTTCTTCCGCTTTTTTTGACAAATCTACTTTAATAGTTTTAGGTGTCTCAGAAAGCTTTTTCATTTTTCGGGTTTTAACTTTAAATTCACCCTCTTGCTTGACTGTTTCTGCCATGATAAAATATTATAAAATTAATAAAAATTACTTAGGGTCGAACTGACCTAAGTCAAAACCACCTAATACGTCAAACCCAGCGGATTCAAAGTTTTTTGGTAGTGTATCGTTTTTACGCTGATCAATTAATTCTGATTGTTGCGTTGCTTGTATTTTAGTGCGCTCATCTTTTCTATCTTCTTTATAAGCGTCTTTATTTTTTAAAGCCTCAGCTTGTGCTTCTGCTAATTGCTTATTAAATTGGAATTCAAGTTCCATTAAGCGCATTTTAATTTCAGCCTCTCGCTCAAGTTTTTGTATTTCAAACTGTGACTTACCTTGTTCTAATTGTAATTTACTTTCGGTAAGTGCTTGTTGTTTTTGCACTTCTGCCAAAGCGGCCGCTTCAGAAGCTTGTGCATTAGCTTGGCCCTGCGCCTGTATATTTTGTTGTTGAGCCGCTTGGTCAGCCTCTTGTTTCTTTTGCCTTTTAATACGTAAATATTTATTTGCTAAATCAATATTGTTTATATTTCGTATTTCAATAGCATCATCTAAATAAATAGAACCAGATTGCAAAGCTGCTTGTATATTACTTTCCAATGCTTGCTTTTCTTCTACATCAGGTTCGAGCTGCAAATAAATACCAAAGTCATGCAAATGCAAGTTAGATATTTCTTTTAATGTTTCTACATTAAAATCGTTTATGCTTTGTTCTAAGCTTTCTTCTGTTAATGCAAACTCAAATATATCTTTTGCTTTTAATGCAATATTTTCACACAACCTGAGCGTAATATATGAAGCTGATTGTAATATATGTCTTGTAGCTGTGTTGCTATTTGCTGCTGCAAGTTTTTGTAAACCAACTAATGCGTTTTTATCCGGTGTGCTACCATCTCTTGCTTCATTTAATCCCGTTACGTCCCTTATCATCTGTAGATAATATTGATACGTGCTAATAAGCGAAGCAATTTTACCTTGCCCGGAAGAAGTTTGTAGTTCTTGAATAGGCACTTTACCAGGATTCATATCACCATCTTGTGTGAATGACCTACCAACTATGCTACCAGTTTGGAAGTACATGTTTAATGCTTCAGCAGGATTATAATTAGTTCCGTTGCCTAAATCAACCTCAGCTAACCCGTCAACATCTACATAAACACCATCTGGCACCATACGAGACATTACCTGCTGCAGTTTTAAATGTGTAAGCTGAATCATATCTGCAAACCCAGTTATGCGGCTTACTAATGATTCAACCCTTCCTTTATACATTCTAGGCGCAACTAAAGTGTAATTCATTTCAACTTTAGGCGAATCAGCATATGGCCTAGTCATGTTTTCAGCCATCTTCCATGAAAGCATTTTTTCATGCCCCAATATTTTTGCCCCTGTATATAATACCTCAATTACTCTTTCAACTCTTTCAAAATTATCATTTGTTGGTGGATTAAAAGTATCAGGTTTTTCTAAAGCTTTTTGTAACCCTTGCTCGGTTTCTTTAATTTTAAATACTTGCTTTTCAAAAGTTTTGTATTCAAAGAACATAACACTAATTGTGTTATTATCATTTTGCCCATAATAATTTCTTATATAGTCATTATTGCCTGGGTACTTTTGTATTTCTGCTAAATCCTGAGGCGTTAAATACGGGAACAACTTTGCAATTTCACTTAATGAAATCTGCTTTACTTCGCCAATATAATATAAATCATCAAAGTTAGGGTCTTCTGTATATGAATATACAAGGTTAGCAGGATCTACATATTTAACACGTAACCCATTTGATTTATTATATTCTGTCTTAGCAGCACCAATGCCGCATACAACTAAATCATAAATAAATCTTTTTCTAACTTCGTCGTATTTATTTTTATCTAAAGAGTTATTGATAAGCTCTTCTAACGCTATTTCAACAGCTTCTTTATAGTTAAGCTGCATATACACCTCAAACTCATCTTGATCTTTAGGTAAATTTTCTGGATCTGGTACTGAAAAAAAGTTAATGCCTGTTTCTTGTGTTAGTTGTGTTAATGACTGATGATTAAACATATCAGACATAACTGTTTCAGCATATCTTGTTTTCTTTTGTTTTGCTATAGGGTCTTGCGCGTATGCTTTTATTTCATAATTACGCTGCGACATGCCATTCACAACAATGTCTACAAACTTAGGTATTACAGGAACAGGCTTCCAATCTAAATTAAGATAAGATAAATCACCGTTAATTGATAATTCATCTTTATATTTTTGTATCGACTGTTCACCACGAGCATATAGCCTACGTCTATGATACTCTTGAAAATTAGCAGTAAATCGATCACCACCACGGTTATTTCTAAACCACTCGCCTTCAATAGCTCTCGCTACTTGCAAACCATATTCTAATGATTGCTTTTCCTCATTAGGTACCACCTGATCGGGAAACGAGCTTTTGTAATTAGTATTAACCATTTATTGTATTATTTTTGAACTATATCCTTTGTTGTTATATTTTTTAAACCCTAGCGGTACAGATTTTACAACCCTTTCCGCAGATGGTCTATATCTGTTTTTATTGCAAGCCATAATAGCTAAACCAGAACTAATTGTTGCATCAAACTTTGTTCTGTTGTTTATATTAAATCCAGCCCAGTCTTCTAATGTTTTTTGAAAGTATATATCTCCGTATACGCCTTCAGTAACTTGACCTACATAATTTTCTATATAACTTTCAATTGCAGCAGCGTGTGCTTGCTTAATATCTTCAGACGAGTTTGGTATACCGCCTATATCTTTTTCTGTAACAGAAAGCTTATTCCAAAGCTTATCTGGTCGGTTCATTGAAAAACCTCTATAACCTCTTCGTTTTAAATAATATAATAATCGAGGTTTATTGTTTTCTGCGAGTAACGGCATTCCGTAAAATACTAATGCCATAAGTACATCTTCAAAAAATATTTCAGCTGTTTGAGGCCTGGCAATATATTCTAAAAAAAACATATTTGGAGGCGCATCTTCCATGCTAAACTTCGTTAGGCCATGCAAAGATCCCTTAGAACCTCTTTTATCAACTGTACCTGATATATCATATGAGTCACACCCAAATGCACCAACGTGCTCATTACCTGGGTATTTAACACCATTCTTTACTATTACACGGTTTTGTAGATTTTTAGGCGGCACCCAAGATATCTTAAACCTACCGTTTTTGTTTGGTGCAAATATAACGTTACTATCTTGCTGGCCGTTTTCCCATTGAAAGTTACCTTGCGTAACTTGCATTCCGTTTTGAACTTCTTCGTTATAATCTATCTGTTCGTAAATCTTAGTGAGATTAAATAAAGATTCTTTTGCTTCATCTCTGAAAGCGTGTTGTTCCGTGCGTGGAAACTGCCGATAGTATTCATTTAAACCGTCTTGATCGTTTTTAAGACCGTCAACTTCATTTTGCCAATGCTCTATTACCCCTTGATCAATAAGTTCTCCATACGGGCCCTCAGCTGGTTTCTGTGGTGTATCAAAGACAGGGTTTCCATAAGTATCAATGAATCCTTCGTAATTCCATTCCATAGGTATAAACAAAGAATATAATCCCGAGCTAGTCTGTCCGTTGCGGTTTCGTTTAGTAACGTCTGAATCCTCGTATAGTTTTTTGAAATTTGCTCCACCTTTATCTAATGCGTTTGAGGTCGAGCCCATCATACACTTACCTACGATTCTAGAACCTAATCTAAGCGTTGTTTTTGTAACTCGCCAGTTATTTAAAATGTTATCCGGACGCTCCCATTTACCTGATTCATCGTGGGCAAGTAACTTGAGCTTTTCACCGTCATATGAGTTGTCACCCGTGTTCTTCCAGTCGATTGTTGTATCGAGCCCTTCGAGCTCCTCCGGCCCTTGGCCCTGATCAAGCTTTCTCCGCGTGAGCTTTGATGCTGGTACCCTGTATGCCAATTCTGTTTTTGGTCTGTCCATACCATCTTGGATTGGTTTGAAAAAGAATGGGTAGTTAACTGATATGGGTACAACTTTATCGGTAAACATTTTTTTAGCATCGGCCCCTGACTTTGATAGTATTCCAAAACGTGAGTCGGAAGATATCGTTGCTTGATTGACAAGTTCTGATGATGCCATGAATGAAAAACCGGACCGTCTATTTTTGAGGTAGCACATACCATAACATCGTTGATCGGCTTTACATGCTTCCCAGAATATAAAGAAAAGTCTATTTGATTCCCTGAAATCTGCGGCGCCCACGTCAATTTTAGACCACTGCAGGTACATGTAATGAGAGCCAGTAATATAAGTAGGATTACCTTTGTTAACGAACGAAAAGCCTTCATCGCGGCGTTTAAACTCTTCGTCAATATAGTCATAGTATTTTTCTTTAAAGTATTCAGGCATTTGATTCCACTCAAATACACTTTTTATTTTTTCAAGTTCTTTAGGATA